AATCAATGTTCTGACCGTCACCATCATTGAAGAGGATGGGGCCGAACTGGCACGCACGAATCACCGGCAGGTTTTGGAGCCGGGGGATAGCACTTCCGGCAAGCCTGCCGAAGTCGCTGCGGTGGCGGCGGTGGTGTGGACTCCCGACAAACTGGAGGCGGCACAGGTCCGCCGCGTGGAAGCTACGCGCAAGGGGTAATCCATGCCCGTCATCATCTCCACCAATCCAAGCATCAATAAGTCGCTCTTGGAGATCATCCAAGGCGTCTGCCGCAAGCTAGGATTGAATCAGCCTGCGTCGGTGATCGGGTCAAACGACCGCAACATCACCCAACTGCAGGAAATCGCCAACGAGGAAGGACAGGAACTTGCCGATTCTTACGAGTGGCAGATTCTGAACTTTGAAGTGCAGTTCTTTGCTGTGGCTACGGAGTCGCAGGGGAACCTGAACGACATCGTTGATGGAAACCTCGGCTGGATCATCAACGACACAATCTGGAACCGCACGACAAACCGCCCTTTGTTCGGCCCCCTGAATGCTGCTCAATGGCAGTTGATGAAGGCACGCGCAGCCGCTGGGCCGTTCTCCGAGTACCGCATTCGCGGGAATGAACTGCTGCTCTACCCACCCCCAGACGCTGGCGATGACTGTCATTTCGAGTGGATAAGCAAGGACTTCTGCCAGAACGCCACGGGCACGACAAGCTACCGCGAGTGGAACGCTGACAGTGATGTAAGCATTCTGGATTCTCGCCTGATGTCGCTGGGCATCGTGTGGCGCTGGAAGCAACTCAAAGGGCTGGAGTATCAGAAGGACGAACAGAAATACCGCATCGCTGTCGAGCAAGCAAAGGGCAGGGACGGGACGAAGCCGATTCTTTCGCTGTCGCCGTGGCGGGAAACCTTCTTGCTCACGACAAACAACCTCCCCGATGGGAACTTCCCCGGATGAACACGAAGACGACATCGCTACCGGCTCCAATCGGCGGGCTGAACGACCGCGATTCGATTGCGGACATGCCCGCGACGGATGCTGTCGTCTTGGAGAACTGGTGGCCGTATCCCTCGTATCTCGGAGTCCGAAAAGGCTCACAAGACCACGTAACGGGCATTACAGGCACCGTGGAGACTCTTGTAGAGTATTTGCCTACCTCGGGGGCTTCTACGCTGTTTGCAGCGGCAGGGACGGCGCTCTATAACGTCACATCTCCTGGCGCTGTCGGTGCTGCGGTGCAGACAGGGCTGACTAACGCTCGGTGGCAGCATGCTCAGATCACCACTCCTGGCGGCTCGTTCCTCTACCTCGTGAACGGCGCTGACAAGCCCAGGCTGTGGAACGGTAGCGCGTGGGTGTCTGTGGATGGCGTGTCCACTCCCGCAATCACGGGGGTGACGACCACAACCCTTGTCCATGTTTGCCTGTTCAAGAATCGCCTGTTCTTCGTCGAAGTCAACTCGATGTCGGTGTGGTATCTGCCGGTGAACAGTGTCGGCGGCGCGGCAGTGAAACTTGACCTCGGTTCTATCTTCCGGCTTGGCGGGTCAATCATGGCTTGCTACACATGGACGATTGACGCAGGCAACGGAGCGGATGACCACTTTGTGGTTCTGTCCACCAATGGCGAGGTGGCTGTTTATCGCGGCACTGACCCATCCACCGCTGCGGAGTGGTCGATTGTTGGCGTGTTCGTTCTCGGCAGACCTATCGGTAGGCGCTGCGGCATCAAGTACGGCGGCGACCTTGCCATCAACTGCATGGAGGGGGTTTTCCCTCTCGGCAAAGGATTGCTGTCTGCGTCTGTGGATCGGCGCGTAGCCCTGACGGACAAGATACAGAACAGCGTGAGCGAAGCGGCGAACAACTACGCAACGGCGTATGGCTGGCAGTTGTGTTTGTACCCGGACGCGAACATGCTTCTGTTGAACATTCCGGGGCTTACCAAGTACCAATACGCGCAGAACACGATCACTGGAGCGTGGGCGAAGTTCACCGGGTTTGATGCGACCTGCTGGCTGACCTCTACGTCAGGTTTGTACTACGGCATGTCAGGAAAAGTCCGCAAGGCGTGGACGGGCAACCTTGACGGGACTACGCCGATTCAGTTTGATGTGTGCGGGGCTTTCTCATACTACGGGGCGAAGTCGAGTAACAAGTATTTCACGATGATTCGTCCGTATCTTCAGGCAAGCGGCTCGCCGTCCGTCCTGTATGCGCTGAACGCAGATTTTTCCTTGTCTGAGCCATCGGGCGTACTGACGACATCAACGCCAACCGGGATGGTATGGGGTTCTATGGCTTGGGGGTCTATGGTGTGGGGCGGGGGTCTCAATCCTTCGGTGTCGTGGAGTACTGTCGGTAGCGTTTGCAATGCTGCGGCCATCAGGCTGAAGGGGCAGAACAACGGCGCAGAGGTCAGGTACACGAACTGTGATGTGGTGTACCAGCTTGGGGGCTTGCTGTAGTGCTGTGCCTGGACGCTGAACGGGTAGGCCCGTGGGTGTGTCAGAGGGCAGGCGGTACGTGGATGAAGGGGCGAGGAACTGCTATCGGCAAGCTGCAAGACGGCGAGCTAGTGGCGGGGGTGCTGTACGAGGATTGGAACGGGTCGCAGGTTGTTTGCCACATCGCCGGTGAGGGCAATTGGGCGACTCGCCGGTTTTTGGGGGTGATCTTTCATTACCCCTTCGTCCAACTCAAAGCGCGGCGAATAACGGTGCCGGTGTGCAGTACAAATGTGAGATGTATTGCACTGGTAACGCGAATGGGATTTACAATGGAGGCGTGTCTAGCTGGGGCAACCCCCTCTGGCGATCTTCTCCTGTTCGCAATGTTCAAGGACGAGTGTCGATTCTTAGGGGGTAGGTATGCGTAATCACTTGCTAGACATCCATGAGTACAGCCTGGAGGCGTTTCGCCCCGAAGCTGGCCGGATGCGTCTTTACGGGAAAAGCTCCCCTCCTCCAGCCCCGGATTACGCCAGCGCAGCAAAGGAAACCGCTGCGGGAAATCTTGAGGCCGCGCGGTTGGCCACCAAAGCGAACCGTATGACGCAGGTTAACCCATATGGCCGGATTGATTACACCGTAGACGAGGCAGACCCCGACCGCTGGACGCAAACGCAAACGCTGTCACCTGAAGCGCAGGACACGGTAAACCGTCAGATTGCGCTGTCTAACGACTACGCGCAGATCGCGCAGACCGGACTAGACAAAGCGCGGGGAACGCTGGAAAACCCGAACCTTGATGTAAGCCAACTGCCACAGCGGGCAATCAATGTCGGGCAGACGGCACAAGACGCCATCATGTCGCGGCTTGATCCTCGTTTTGCACAGCAAGAAGAGCAGTTGCGCACCAGGCTTGCAAATCAGGGCATTGCGCTTGGCTCCGAGGCTTATGGCCGCGAGATGAATCAGTTCGGCCAAAACCGCAACGATGCGATGATGCAAGCGGCATTGCAGGGCATCAATCTGGATCAGGCGAACCGGGGCGCGGCTTTGCAGGAACAGGCGTATCTGCAGGACAGGCCGCTGAACCTCATCAACGCATTGCGTACCGGCGCACAGGTGCAGAACCCGCAGTTCCAGCAGTTTGCGCAACAGCAGACCACGCAAGGCCCTGACATGATGGGCGCGGCTCAGGCGAATTACGGCTCGCAGATGGACGCCTACAACGCAGACCAAGCGCAAAGCGGCGGGATGCTTGGCGGCTTGTTTGGAATCGGTATGGGGCTAGCTGGCTTGCCCGGCGCAGGCGGCTCAATTATCAAGGGCGCTAGGGGGTTGTTCGGATGATTGACCAACAGCAAATCCTGGCCGACCAACTGCGCCGCTATCAAGCGCAGGCACAGACGCAGGCCCCACAGGGCCGCATGGCGGGGCGGGTGTACGTTGCCCCTAACGCCCTAGAATATCTCGCTGCAGGGCTTCGTGGCGTGGGCGGCATGCGTGGCGAACAGCAGACGCAGCAGGCCATGACGGACTTGCAGACCAAGCGTCAGAAAGAGATGGCAGAACTGCTCGCCGGGTTTTCCAAAGACATGGCAGGCACTCCGTACAACCCCGGAACGCAGGGGCTGGAAGAGTTTGGCCGCGCATCGATTCCGGAACAGGCGGCAACTCCAGGCGATCCTATGGCGGCTTTCGGGCGGCTGTCTGCAAGCCAGTTCCCCGATTTCCAGAAGATGGGCATGCAGGGCATGGCGGCGATGCCTGAGATGCAGGCGCGGCAGCAGGAGCGCGTAGCAGATCGTACATTCCGCGCAGACCAAGCGGCGGCAGAACGTCAAGCGCGTGCAGAACAGTTGGCGGCGACCAATCAAGCGCGGGCCGACCAATTGGCGGCGGCGGCACAAGCACGGGCAGAGCAAGCGCAGATGGCGCACCAACTGCGCATGGATCAGATGGCCGCGCAAAACGCTAGTGCGGCAGAGCGTGCGGCGGCGGATCGGGAATTCCGTGCCGAGCAGATGAAGCTTCAGCAGGACTTTCAGCGCGAGATGAAGAAGATCGGCGGCGCGGCGGCAAGTTCGCAGCCGTATTTCCAGCCGGTGCAGACCGCGCAAGGGGTGTTTGCATTCAACGCACGCACAGGCAGGGTAGAGCCTGTCACCGGGCCGGGTGGCGCTCCGATTGTGGGCGCTGCGGCTGATCCGGCATTGCAAGGCAGTATTGCAGGAGCAAAGGCTGGCGCAGCAGAAACGGCTAAAGGCAGGGCTGCGGCTGCGATGGATGCGCCAAACGCCATCGCACAAGGTGACGAGGCCATCAAGTTGGTGGACGACCTCCTGAAGGCTCCTGGCATGAAGCAGGCTGTCGGCGCAAGTCGCCTGCTTGGCATTCAGAAAGTTCCCGGCACAGCGGCGAAAGACTTTGATATCCGGCTTGACCAGCTCAAAGGAAAGCAATTCCTGCAGGCATTTGAATCGCTCAAGGGTGGCGGCGCTATTACTGAGATGGAAGGCAAAAAGGCCACGGACGCCATTGCCCGCATGGATGCAGCGGGGTCTGAGGAAGAGTTTGTTAAGGGGGCGCGTGAGTTCCAAGCCGTTATCCGGCGCGGCGTTGAAGTTGCCAAGACTCGCGCAGGCAATGCGGCTCCTGCGGCACCCGCTGCGCCGAAACGCATTCGCCTAGACGCCCAAGGGAACGTGATCCCATGATTGAAGCAGAACTGCCTGACGGCACCATCCTAGAGTTTCCTGACGGCACAACGCCCGATGTAATGCGGGCGGCGGTGCAGCGCATGCAAAAGCCACAAGGGCCTACCTTTGGCAGCATGATGAAGGATGAGCTACTGCGCCCGGTGCGTGCTGTGCGCGACCTTGCTGCGGGCGCTGTGCGTGGTGCTGGCTCTATCGGGGCAACCCTGCTCGCCCCAAGAGACGCAGCCGAATCGTTCATTGCGCGGCAGATGGGCGCACCGGAATTGCAAGCGCCTGAACGGCGTAATGCCATGTCGGACGCATTGCGAAGCATGGGTGCTGATCCTGATTCAATGGCGTTTGGCGCGGGAAAGATCGGCGCGGAGATTGCCGGGACTGCTGGTGTGGGCGGCGCTCTCGCTGGCGGCGCTCAGGGCATGGGCGCTGCGCCTGCTGTCGTGAATGCTCTGCGAACGGGCGGCATGACTGCGGGCGGGCGTGGTGCGGCTGATCTTGCTTTGCGTGCTGGCGCTGGCGCGGCTGTCGGGGGAGCGTCTGCTGGGCTGGTTGACCCGTCTCAGGCTGGAACGGGCGCGCTAATCGGCGGCGCTTTGCCTGTTGCTGGGCAGGTGGCAAAACTTGGGGCATTCCTTGGCAAGACTGCGCTAGGCGGAACAACTGGCGTCGGCGGCAAGGCTATCGACGAAGCGGTTCAGGCGGGTCGGCAAGGTGGCACTGCTGGGCAATCGTTTGTGCAGTCTATGCGCGGGCAGACATCTATGGATGATGTTTTGGGCGCTGCAAAAGCAAACGTAGACAACATGCGGCAACAGGCTCAAGCGGCCTACCGTCAAGGCATGGCGGGCGTTAAGGCAGACAAGACTGTTCTGGACATGGCTGGCATCCAAAAGTCGCTAGACGACGCACAGGGCATGCTTTCGTTTAAGGGTGTTGCACGAAATCCGCAAGCAGGCAAGGCGCTGTCAGAAGTCGCCGAAGAAGTCGCAGCATGGCGGCAGCTTGACCCGGCAGAATTTCACACGCCTGAAGGCTTGGACGCGCTGAAACAGCGGGTAGGCGCGCTGATGGAGTCAATCCCTTTTGAACAACGCAGCGCACGCAAAGCCGTGGGAGATGTGTATTCAGCTATCAAAAAGGAAATTACAGCGCAAGCTCCTGAGTATGCCAAAACCATGAAAGGCTATTCAGAGGCGGCTGAACTTGTGCAGGAAATTGAAAAGGCGCTATCGCTTGGGCAAAAATCGTCTGTAGATACAGCCATGCGCAAATTGCAATCCCTGATGCGCAACAACGTCAACACTTCCTATGGCTACCGTGACCAATTGGCAGAATCCATGATCCAGCAAGGTGGGCGCGACATCATGCCTGCACTCGCAGGTCAGGCAATGTCAGAATTGCTGCCGCGTGGCTTGCAGCGGGTAGCGGCTGGAAGTGGCGGCGCTGGTTTGGCGCTTACTGGCAATGTGCCTGCAGCGGCGGCGCTAGCGGCTTTGTCGTCGCCACGGCTTGTAGGAGAGGCGGCTTACGGGGTTGGGCGAATGACTAATCCGGCGCTGGTTAACGCCCTGCGTCAAGGCACTTACCGCGCTGCGCCCGTTATTGGGGCTCAGTAAAGTAAGTGACTATCAGATAAATAAAGTAGGCCAGAATCAACGCTTGCAACATGCACCAATTCTAAGAGGTAACACCAATGGCACGAAATGGCAGCGGGGCATACAGCCTTCCAGTAAACACATGGAACCCGGCGACAAACGGTGTATCCGCTTCTGCCGCCGATTGGCAGACGCTAATCAACGATGTTGCCTCTGCTCTCACGGCTTCCCTTGCGGCTGATGGGCAAACCCCCATGACCGGCAATCTGGCGATGGGAAACAATAGGCTTACAGGGCTTGGAGCGGGCACGGCAACGGGGCAATCTGTACGGTGGGAGCAACTGTTTAGCCAGGGGGTAGAAGCGGACATTGCCTCTGCCACGACTACCGACATCGGCGCACAGAATACCAACTTCCTGCGCGTCACGGGAACGACAACGATAACCGGATTCGGCACAAACTACAACGGGCCGCGATTCCTGCGGTTTGCCGGTGCTGTGCTTCTCACGCATGGTAGCGCACTCATCCTGCCTACAGCGGCAAATATCACTACGGCTGCGGGTGATTTGGCGATAGCCATCCCCAAGGCGACCACGGGCACGGCTGACGGCTGGGTGGTGTTCTATCAGCGTGCGTCGGGGTTTCCGCTTTCTACCACGGGGCTTGTGCCTACCGGGGCAGTCACGAC